CATCTGCTCACCGTTAGGGCCTATGGCGGCCTGCGGCTTGGTCATCTGAACCAGCTTGGCCTCCATCTCAGCATCCTTGTCAGCCTCCTGAAGAATCTTCTCCGCTTGACGCTGTGAGAAACCATCCTCTTCCAAAACCTGCCTTCTTGACGCGATGCGGTTTTTCAGCCGCCGCTCTACTTGCTGTAGTCGTAGTGACTCGTCCCTTGGTAGAGGATCGGGAAACACAATCTCTGTGCGATACTTGGCTGCGGTAATTTTGCGAAACTCTTTATGGAACTTGTCGTCCTTCAAGTCTGTGTACTTCAGCATGAGCCGGTTGATCAACCTCAGCCCCTCGCCATAGGTCTGAATCTTGTCGTTACGCCGCCATAGCAAGGGTAGGAAGTGCATAGCCAGCGCCACACCAGACATATTGGCCGCCGTCCCAGACGAGTCTGCCATCAGCGCATCCTTTGGCAAATCCGCTAGCTCAAGGAGGGAACTACGAATAAGCTCCATGTACCCCTTGGACAGGGCCATGTCCCCCTTAAGCTCAAGGTTCTCTACTCTGGCGTCAGGGTTCTCAATACCCCACATACGATTGGCGCCCTTTTCCACAGCCGAGAGCTTCATGCCATAGAGAAGAGTAATTGGCGAGCCGTGGTAGTTGACCACATCCGAGATATCCGTGGCCTTCTCATTAAACTCCCGCTGGATTGTGATCAGCGCGTCGATATCCGACTCGCCATACTCCTCTCCAGCTATGGGATAGTTGGCGATGTGCACAACCGGGATCTCGCCGAATAGGTTGGGCTCTTCACTTTTGATGCCCTTACCGTCGTCGTTGTAGATCGTGTGCTTCTCCCTAGTCCACGTTTCTACACGAATGGCGGTCTTCTTGGCCGGTAGCCCCGTAATCTTATCTACCTGCCCAGCGTCTACAAAGTATGGGTAGACGATAGTGACCGCCTCCATCCTCTTACGGTCCACGCCATAAGGACCGCCGTATGTGGGGAACACAAACTGCGAGGGCAACACGTCAACTCTGGCATACGGGTCTTCAATGGGGTCGTTTGCTTCCCAGGAGACGAAGCAGAATACGTCACCCGTGATGCCTCCAATTTGCCCCGCCTCTAGGCAAAAGCGCCCGATTCGGTTTCTACGCCAAGTCTCCTCCAGCATAGAGCGAACGAACTCTCTGGCCGTAGACTCGTCTTCCGGGGTGTCGGGCAAGTCTGGAACAACAACCTTGAAGCCCTTGCCAAGAAAAAATGAAATGTGCCGCTGGACAATCTTCTTCAGATAGTTGATCGTCACAAACGGGTCATCCTCCCCTCTGGCGTAGTCCCACTGATTACCTTTGTAAAAATTCCAGTTACGCTGGTAACGAGTGAGTCTTACAGCATGCTGAATCTCTAGCTGTGAGGCGATGGAGTTGGCGTCCGTCGCCTGAAACATCTGAGAGATTAGCCGGAAGGGATTCTGCATGTTGGTTAGCTCTTATAGCCAGCCTGCCGGGGATCTCTGGTACGCCCGTTCTCGGTTTGCTGCTTGGCCGGGTCTTCTACCTTGAGGGGGAAGCCCTCGGCGTCCGTCTCGACAATGAGCGTTTCCCGTCTGGCGAGTGCCCTGGCCGCCGAATCCAGGCCGTCCATATTCCCCATGACCGGCACCTTCTTGGCTCCCTCGGTGAAGGCCGCCTTCACCCTGGCTTGAGACTCCTGCTGGCGAGCCACGATGTCGGCTTGGAATTCCGCAGGCGTAAGGTACTTCTTCATGGGCCGCTGTTCGCGCCGAGGGAGACCGCGCCCACCGACATTTTGTGCCACTCTGTCAGCCATCTATGCCTCCCCACTTTGCTTTACGAGAGACGTGTTCGCGCTTCCATCCCAGTGCGCGCAATTCTCGCACCACCTCACGCCCCACACTAGCAGAAACCATGGCCCGAATCCACCCCGCAACGTCTTCTGGTGATTGACTTTTCAACGATCCTACGGCCAGAGCACCTCTGACCCTGAGAGTGGTGCAGGCCGCCAGGACAGCGATGGTGTCGATCTCAAGCTTAGCGTCCACGAAGACCTCTAGCCATGCGACCCCAGATGGTATTTTCGTCTGGCGGCGGGGCCTTTTCAATGGTAGTCACACACTTTCCGTAAACGGCCATCTGGAGGGGGCGCTCTTTATACTGGAGTTGGAAAGCATGCAAGTCTAGGGCGGTGAACACATAGCGTAGCCCAGATGGGTGCGAGAGCACAAACACCAGTCTAGGGTTCTTGTCGTTGGTCTTGGGGTATGACTTCATCTACGTCCGATCCCCTTTGGAAACTGCCGTCTGTTTACCACTGTATCACGGAACCACGATCTTGAGCGTTTAAGCGTATCGGCCATAGCGCGGCGAGTCATGAATGGAGAATCCCCCACTTCTATCTTGGAAGAGTACCGCTGATTTACGAGGTTACACAGCATCATCAAGCTGTCAGGATAGTCGTCGTGGGGCCGCTCTGTCTTAGAGCTGGAAGACTTCGGAGCCTGAATGACCATGTACTTACCGCGCCAGTCCTTCTCAAGCTCTATCATCTGCTTGAAGAAACGCTGCCATTTCTGAAGCTTCTGTGCCCCAGGCCCAGCCGGATAGGTCAGGCGCTTCTCTCTGATCTCCTGATAGAGCATGGTGTAGCCGTCATGCTTAGACCTATCGGAAAATAGGAACGCCTTGGTGTCTATGTCATACTCTTCCAAGAAGGAGTGCAGACGATCATAGATCGGCTCGCCCTTTCCGGTGGAGTCCACCATCACCACGCCGATACGGTAGTTCTGTAGGAAGTCCACTATCTTTGGATACTGCGCCTCGTGATCATCGCCCTGAAGCTCCAGCCAATTCTGAATGTGGGTGTAGTAGCGTGTCTCATCGCCGAATTGCTGAGGGTTATCCCACCACACCTTGGCCACCGTGACAATGGTGGAGTTGGCTCGGCCTACGTCAATGGCCGCCACTTGATTCTCAGTCGAACGATCCGACGTGGATGTGTAATCGGAACGATCAAAGGAGGTGGTTACTTTGTCGCCCCCACGGATGATCTTCTTGGACAGGTGATCGCGCTGCTTGATGCCGGCCTCTTCGAGAATCTCCGGGGCCATGTATGTCCCACGTTCCAGAATCCAGTGAAGCCGGTAGGACATACGGTACTCGTCGGAGTCAAACCCCAGGCGCTCTTTGTCCTTTTCTATGTACAGAGCGTAACGGGCGTTGTACTTGGCACAGTTATCACCGTCTGATTCAAAATGTGTCTGTACTCTCTCTGGGTTAGCTACGCCAAGAGCCGGCAGTTCACGATTCCGTTTTCTTCCACGCTCAGTAGCCTCGTAGAAATCAGAGCGGTGTGTCGTACAAGTGCCGGTCTTAACGAGTGTAGCCAGCGTGGCCGCGCCCATAGGGTGCACGCTTTTTTTAACTTTGATGTCGTCTATATCCTGAGCTTCGTCGAGAATGAGCAAATGATAGGTCTTTGACTCGATATTAGAGCCGGGAGCACAGGAGTGCGACTGTATAAACGAACCGTTCTGTATGGTGAGGTTGTGCTTGCCTCTTGGAATGTCAATATCAATGTCAGGATCGGCTAGCACTTCCCGCATCTGTACGCTTCTTAGATTGGCAGACATACGCGATGCAAGCGTGCGCACTTGCTCATACTGCGGAGCGAAGATGCCCACCCATAAGCCCTTGGCAAACTTTGTTATGCGGGAGTCCTCGCACAGATGAGGCATAGTTGCCAATCTGGGAAGGAGGACGCAACAAGGAATGACCACAAACGCCACAGTTTCGGTTTTCCCGCTCTGTCTGGAGTACAGTGCTGTTATCTCTTCGCCATCTTCTGATAGCAAGGAGTAGATGATTCTCTTGGCGAAGCCTTCTTGATAGGGGTAGAGCTTTACGCCGGTAGCGACCTCGCAAAACTGATAAACCTTCAGCGTGAGATCCCAGATTTCGTCGTCGCTGAGAACGTAAGTCTGCCGAAGTCTCGCTAGAGCTTGTTGAGCGGCCTCTGAGGTGGCAGCGAGCTGGTAGTCACTCATGGAACTTATGCGAAATCAACCATTCACCGTCTTTATTCATGGTGGCTGCATCCCATCCGTTGCCGGTGGTTGCAACGAACCTTGCCGCGATTTCCACGGCCTCAGTGGCATCTTTACCGCAGTACATGGCCGCCAAGGCGCACTCTGAGCCAGAGCCCCAGGCCGCGTGGCTGTCTTCGATGTCCTGCCGAGAAGGGTAGCTGTCGTAGTAATAGACCACCGGGGTCCAGCCATAGGAATGCTGCACGGCCTGCGCAACGATCAAGCGTGCCCAGTCGTCTTTGTCCTGCTGGCAGGCTGGGAAGTCCTCCTTTTTGGCGCCACTTTCAAACCAGTCCATCATCAACTGGCCGCACTCCACAAATCCCGTGTAAGCCATGACCACGTTGGCGCCAGCCACGGTGGCGACGCGAAACTTGGTGCCACTTCGGTAGTGCTCGCCAGCAACGATGCGCCGATCAACTGCCAGCGTTCTGCCATCCCAGGCCACCGTTGTCATTGGTTCTTCCACCACTTGTGTACTGAGGGAGCCGCAAAGCCCGCCACCACACCCAGCGCGCAGATGACAACCAGTAGCCAGCCGACCCAGGTGGGAAGGTAGTCAGCCATGGTTACTCCTGAAGACGAGTGTACGCATGTCCTCCAGGTGCGCCCGCAGTGCGCCGAGTTCTCCGCTGGAGCCCAGTTGGGTGGGCCTGAGACCGGCCTCGCACAGCGCGTCTAGCAGCGCCTGGGCCTCTGTCACCGTCAGCGCCATGAACGGAGGAGCAGCTTCTTCCTCTGTCACCCGCCGCATCGTCGGCGGTTCCGCGACGCAGTAGGAGCCATCCGCGTTGGCCACCGCGATGTGCAGGTTGTAGACGTTCCTGAAGAGGGCAGGATCTCGCGCCACGTAGAACCGCGTAGCCAGCTTGATAGGGAGAGTCATGCGTGTCTCACTTATGGCGCCTCGGGCGGCGCTTGTCCGTAGGACAACCTTATCCAAGTCGGCACCTACCGTCAAGTAAGTAGAACGTCAGAATTCCATGTTTGTAAAGAAGTCTCACGCGGGTTCCCCGGCGGGTTCGTTCCGCCTGCTTACGGTGGGGTTCGGTAGCAGAGTGGGTCTAAGTCCATTGGGCCATGCGTGGGTCTAAGTCCACAAACCTAAGAGTGGGTCTAAGTCCAAACTTGTTGTAGGACAAATCTCCAAACATAAGACTCCCCCAAAACCAAAACTTTGTTTGAAGTTCTCCAAACATAAAAAGTCCCCAAAACCAAAACTTTGTTTGAGGGGGGTAGTCCGGGGTCCGCAGTGGGTCGGGTTTTGGGATCGGTCAGTGTATAGGGTATTGTTAGATCGTTGTCTAAGGGGTCAAAGAATAGTCAAGGAAGGTCAAGAAGGGTCGGTAAGGTCTAGGTCAAGGGAAAGGTGTAGGATCTCCCCCTTAATCTTAGTCTCTTGAAAGTATTCCATAGTCGAGGGGTCGAAGTCTAGTCGGATGGTTTTCCTCTCCCTGTCTGGAAAATCAGGATTGAGAATCATAGTCAGGTAAATGTGGTTGGGTAAATATGTCATGTTATTCCTCGGTTTCAATCGGGGTCCGTTCGGTCGTGGTGTATCCCTTGTATCGTTCCGGAATTCCTCCAGTCGAGGGATAGTTATAGATCGTCCGATAGGTGTCAGTCTTGTAGAATTCGTTTCCCTTGATCTTTTTCCCGTTGTTCAAGATCCTATCAGTCGTCCCCGATATCTCGATAATCTCGTATCCCTCAGTCCCGGTCAGGATCTTGTCATTGTTCCTGTTGATTGGGGTTTCATCTTTCCTATCTTTCCGTGTCTTGATCAATCCCATAATCCGGGGAGGATCATTCTTGAAGTATCGATTCCCCGTTCCGAAAATTTCCTTCGTCTCCTCGATGAATTCCTTGTGTCCAAGGAATTCAGAATTGGGGTTGAAGATCATGGTAATGATCTTGATCTTAATGGGGGTTTCAAAGATCCGGATTTGCCCGAATTCCCTTTTGTAGATGTTGGGGTTTCCCGTTTCGTCAAATCCTTCTGTAATCCTGATGGTCAAGGTCCCGTCCGGGTTAAATCCGTGAATCTTGCCCTTGTCTATCTCATTCATGATCATGATTATTCCCCCTCCCTGATAATGAGGTTAAAGTAATAAGTGTTCTGGTTGTTGTGAAATCTCCAGTATCCCAAATCGATGTGGTGCCCGAAAAAACCCCAGTGTTTCTTGATCAAGAGAATAGGATCGTTGTGGAAAATGTGGGTAATGATCGGGTCCATAGTCTCAGGATCGATGAAAGTGATTCTTCGCCCTCTTATCCAGTTGATCCTCTCCTGGTCTAAGTTAGTCAGTCTCTCCAGGTCAATCCCCCGTCCCCAGTGAATCGGTATCATGATCCATCCCCCTTGTGTTGCCCCAGGTCATTCCTGAGGGTATCTGAATTCTAGGTCCGGCCCCGTATGGTGTCAAAGGTTTTTCCTGTATGTAAGGAAATCAAGAGGTTAAGGGTCAGGATCTATATCGATCGGTCTAGATCCCCGTCCAGCCCCGTCGTAAATTCTGTAGATAGTGATCAAGGTGCCCGGTAAAAGTGATCAAGGTGATCAAAATCCCGCCCGATCGTTTGAAGTGTCGTTTTTGTCATGTCAGTTTGTCATTTTGTCAAAAGTGTATCAGTTCGTTTCATGGATTCCCTAGTAGGGAGTGATATTCCTATTCCCGAATACCTAGTCCGAAATGGGTATCCGAGCGGGGCAGATCGAATGAGAATGCACAGGCTGTTGTCCACTACATTCGTTCGCCGAGGCCGCGCCGAGGCTAGGCAAGTGCAACACTGAGAAAGCGGGCATGGCCGGAACAAATCGTGATGAGTAGGAACGGATGTTGTGGGGTGTTTGGTTCTACGGATTAGGGATGGTAGGTGATGATAAATGAGCGATCATCGAAGCAAATGTCCCAGCAGAGTGCCCCCGTTCCGTCCGAGTATTGCTCGCAGTTGTTGAAGGTTCCGTGGTGAGACAGATACGAAGTGGGGATCTCGGAATCCGGCAAATCTTCCGTCTCCTGCGGAAAGCCGGCGATGTCCAGGTGGTCTCGGAAGATGTACACACAGGGGGACCACAATTCCCCCTCCTTCACGATGTCCAGGCGGGGGTCATCCTCTCCGTGATTCCAGGCGCGAATTCTCAGGGTTCCCATAGCAGATCCTCCTATCCTTCCGTCCTTTTGGAAGGCATCTCATTGTATCATAGATACTCCTGTTTGTCAATAAGTGCGCGTCGATTTCTAGCCGCCGTTTTCCGGGTGGCCGAAGTAGGCGGCGCGCTCAGCCGATGCCCAACCCAGACTCCGCTCCCACCGCCGCGTCCGCGAGACGAGTCGAGTGAGAAGAGCCGGGCTGTTGTCCACTACATTCGTTTGGGCTGAGGCCGAACCTGAAGAGCGGCTAGAAGTAGGAGCGCCAGTTGGTGGGGTGCTTGTAGATGAAGAGGCCGAACCCCAGTGCCGCGATTCCCAGAAGTATCAAGGCTATCGTGGTGTCACTGGTCATCATGCCACCGTCATGGGGCAGGCCCAAACGAACACCCCCTGCAAACGTAGCTCCCGCAGTAGCGCCCGTGCCTCGTGCAAATCCAGAAACTCCCCGTAGCACTCGTCGGTTTCAGAGTCCAGCACCTTGAATAAGCTTGTAGTAATCATACTGTCCTCCTATAGGTAAAGGGCGACCGAGTCCATCCCGGCCGCCTTTTCCCGCCTAGTACCACTCGGTAATGGTCTCCGACTCCTCCTCCCAGGCGTCCGCGTCGATCCAGACCCAGAGGGGCCGGCTCTCGGTGCAGCCGTCCTCGTCCGTGTAGTGGTCGCGCATCTCCTGCCAGCGAGGGTCATCCCAGCGCGCGGTGAAGTCACACACCACCACCCGGTTGGGGCAGTAGAGGAGCCCCGAGCCAGTAGCCTCGGCCTTCATGTGGAGACCGCAGTGGGGGCACTGGTACACGCGAGTCATCGGCGTGATGAAGTCCATGGCTTCCTCCTAGTCCATCAGGTATTCGCGGTAACGCCAGTTGTGTGCGGCTTCCATGGGCTCCAGGAAGTCGTACTCCTCAATCAGGTCCGGGTCAACCGGCTCCCCCGTGCCGCGTTCTTCGTGCATCCCGAAGAACTCCTCGTTCTCCTCCTCGAAGGCTTCCGCGATCTCCGTCTCGGTCCAGCACTCATCCGTCCGGGTCCAGTCTTTGTGCGCCATTCTCTCCTCCGAGAACGTCCATTGTTCCCATGTCTAGATTCTCTCATAGGTACTAAGAGAAGTAAAGAAATACTTGTGTTTGTAAGGGTCTCCGCGTCGATTCCTGAAACCGCTGTTTCAGGTGCGATGCCCAGCCGATGCCCAGCCGAGACCGAACATATACAAGGCGAGAAAGCCGGGCAGAGTGAGTGAGAATGGGGCAGCCATTGTCCACTACATCCATACCTATCTCTTGTGAGGGTAAGGGCGGCCGAGTCCATCCGGCCGCCCTTTTCCCGTCTATCCCTTATACCAAGCGTCCATCTTGGCCCTTGTCTCGTCCTCAGTGCGGCCGATGAGCTGGCTCAGCTTCATCCTGGAGCGCCCGTTCTTGTAGAGCAGCGTCTCCCCGGAGTACCGCGTTTCCCTCCTCGAAAATTCCACGGTCTCCCCGTCGTTGTCCTCTCCCACGACCAAGAAGGTGTGGCCCGTCCAAGTTTTACCGCTCATACGGTTCCTCTTGGCCACGGCGAAGATGTAGATGTCCTTCCAGAAGCCCAAACCGAAGAACCCCGTCTTCCCCATCACCCGGGCGAGGTTCTTCCGGGTCGCCTTGGAGAGGCGGCCCTCCCCCTCCTTAAAACGCAGCATCTCTCCCTCTCCTTCGATCCTCAGCCGGCCGTTCCTGTATTCCATTCTCTCCTCCAGGGGCGTCCATTGCCCCATGATTCAATTCTCTCATAGGTGCTAAGAGAAGTAAAGAAATACTTGTGTTTGTAAGGGTCTAAGCGTCGATTCCTGAAGCCACCTTTCCCAATGCCATGCCGGGAAACCGGGAGGCCGAAGCCCAACCGATGCCGAGCATCTACTTGACTAGAGAACTAAACGTAGAGAGTGAGAAGAGCACCGCTATTGTCCACTACATTCGTTTGAGGCGAAAAGCTAAAGCAGAGAGAGTTTACCCGCAGAAGTCGGAGAGCCAATCACCCTCGTTCTCGTTGCAAAAGGTGTACCACCACTGCTTGGCCTTCCGGGTGGTGCAGATGTCGCAGCAGGTCACCGCGCCCCTCTTGTTCACGAGTCCGTGCACGTTCAGGTAGCTACGGAGGGAGTCTCCCTGCGGCCCGGTCAGGCACCCAAAACACACGGGGATTCGGATGAATTTCACGCGTTTCTCCTCTTCCCGGCTCAGGGTAAGTCCACACTTAGCACAGGTCTTGTGAGTATCCATGCGGTCCTCCTATCGGGAGTCCATTTCCCGATTTCCTGCATAGGAGTATATCATAGTTACTTGTGTTTGTCAATAAGAAACTAGGAGGGATCGGGCTCGGCCCTGAAGACGAGCTTGAAGGCTTCGGTGTGAAGCTCCATGTGGCCATCCGGGTAGGCTCTCCAGGCCGCGTTTTTGGGGACGTGGGAGATGGGCCAGTGGCAGAGGGGCTCACACTCAACCACGTACACCCACTTCTTCCCCAAGAAGCGGCGGATCTCGAAGTAGGCCACCTCAGACACGCAGATGGTGTTGCGTGTCACCGGAGGCCGCCCATCGAAGGCGATCTTGGTTACGGTGATGAGCATCACTTACCTCCGTACTTGTCCCACAAGACGAGGACCGTGTTGATGTAGAGCAACGAGAATCCGACGGCGAACAAGAGGTCGATGTACCAGTGCATGCTAGTACCCCAGCAGCGGGTCAATCAACTCGTTGATGACCTTGTGGTACGCCTCGTTGCTGTCATTGAAGCCGTTCGTGAGCCGCGTCGTCGCAGCGCCCCGCTCATCCGAGGTGGCCCCGGACTTCCCCACCACATCAGAGTAGGCGGCGTAGCACTTGATTAGGCGAATCTGGTGGTCACGCCGAGCGTTAGCGATCTCCCTGGCGAGTTCTTGTGCTGTCATGCTACTCCTCCTTGGTGTGGGGAGTGGGCTCAGTGCCCACTCCCCGGTTTCACACTAGTTCTTCGGGGCCTCGCGCATCCCGAAGGCCATCTCCCTGGGGGTCGGCGGGCGGGAGAGCAACAGGTGCCCCGCCCGGTCGTGCCCCCTCACCGTCCGCGGATTCACCCCCTTCAGAGTGTTGTCCACCGTGAACGTCTTCTCCTCGGGGATCTCCTCCAGCACCGTGATCTGGTGTTCCAACCACAGGTCCATCGCATCCTCCTATCGGGAATCCGTTTCCCGATTGTTACAAGAGTATCATATCATAGTTACTTGTGTTTGTCAAGAAGAGAACGTCGATTCCTGGGCCTCCGTTCCCGCTCCGCCGAAGCTCAACTGAGACTGGCGCAGGAGGCCGAGGCCCAGCCGAGGCCAAACTTCCGCAGAAAGACGTGACTAGTAGTGTGAGAAGGAGGAGGCTATTGTCCACTACACGATTTGTGGGCTGAGGCCGAACCGGAAGGCTTACTGAAGAGCCGCCGTGAGGATGGCGGGTAGGCTACACCAGGGAGAAGTCGCCGAAGCCGGCCGCGATCATGTCGTCCAGCATCTGGTCGCACTGCTTGGCCATGTACGCCTTCTTGACGTTGTAGGCCGGGACGCCCTTGCTGTCCTTGCCGCCGTCCTTCAGCAGCCCGGCCGCCACCAACTCGGCATGGTTCTTGATGGTGTAGCCGCGCTCCTCGTTGTTCATGACCATGATCTTGACCTGCGGGGTCAGCTTGGACTCGGACATGGGAACCTCCTCGTGTACCAGTCGTCTTGACTGGCGGGTTGGGCACTCACACCACAGCCCATCCTCGCTTCTTCAAGGCGAGGACAGGAGAAAGGTGGGGAGGGCCAACACCCGGCCCTCCCCGGTCAGCGAACTACTTGCCCTCGGTCCCGGTGGCCGCCTGCTCCGTCTTGGGGGCCGGCTCCTTGTAGGTGCCCAGGAACTTGGCCGCCGCGTTCTTGTCCTCGGCCAGGATGCTGCCGTCCTCCAGGTTCCGGCGGCAGGTGCCCTTCAACTCGAAGGCCATGATCCCCTGGTGGTTGGCGTAGAGCTTGCCGTTCAGCGCATCGGGCCGGGTGGCGCTGTCCACGTTGCACAGCACCATCAACCGGGGCGGGCTGGTCCTGAACGTGCGAAAGGCGTACCCGATGGCGTTGGCCTTCACCACCCGGAACGCCTTGTGCCCGCAACCGCTCGCCGTCCCGGTCGGGTCGTACACGAACTGCACGATGTCCACCGGCTTGGCCTTGTCGTACCACACAGCATCCACCAGGAGCCGGTGGCTCACCTTGGGGTCGCCCTCCGGCGTGAACGCCTCGTGGATGCGGGTGTCGAACTGGGTGGGCCGCTCCTGGATCAACGGGGTCACGGGCTTCTCCTCCTTGGCGGGCGGGGTGGCGGCCGTCTCGTCCTTGATCTCCGTGGGGGCCGGCTCCTTGGCCGCGTTCTCCGTGACGGCCAGTGCGGGGTTCAGCACCGTCTCCTCCTTGGGCACCGAGTTCCCGTTCTTCTTTCCCATGACTCACACCTCCATCTTGGAATCAAGGTCCAACGGTCCATCCGTTGGTCCCCTCATCCTACATCAAGGAATATATCATGATGCTCAGGTAAAGTCAATGAAAAACTGTGTTTGTAAGGGTCTGAGCCTCGTTTTTCCTCCAAGCTAAGACTTTTTGCCCGTGCCCACCTACCCGCCCCTCCGCAAATCGTGGTCACAGGGCATCCTAGAAGGTCACTTGTAACCCATTGAAAACACAGCGGATTTACTGCTACGGGCGGAAACTCTGCCAAAGCTCTGCTGTCAAAAGTGAGAAAAAGCTCAAAACAGGCGCTCGATGAGAATGGATGGCTGTTGTCCACTACGTGCCCTTTGCTGAGAGGCCAAAGCCGCAGCCCATTGATTTTATTGAGCATTTTCTGGCATGGCCCACGGCGTACCCTCCCAATTGACCCTGAAAGGCGGGGTGGAGCCATCCTCCGTGCCGTACCTCAAGAAGAGGCGAATGGCACTCCGAATCTCCCGCCGCGAAACCTTGTAGGGCTCGGGGTAGATAAACTCCTCTCTGTAGGACAGCGCGCCATTAGGAGGCACAACGTCGTAAATGGTCAGCCTCCAGTGCGCTTTCATACGAGGGCGCCAGAGCTTCACGACTACATACTTGGTTGTGAACGTCTGCTCCATGGCTGTTACACTCCCAGGCCGCCCTCAAGCTCGGCCTTGATGTCAAGGTGATAGCACTCCTCCCACCGCTTAGCCACCGCCTTGAAAAGCGGGTGCTTGAGAATGGCCCGCACCACCTCGTCTCTCTGCTCAGTGTCCCACGGTAAGTCCGGCCACCAGTCATAGAAGAAGTCATACGGAGTCTCATAGAGAGGAGACAGCCCTGCCTCGATGGCCAGCGCCAGGTGAAAGAACCCCCACGCTGTCGTGAACGGCTTCTCCCCGTGCACCTGAAGAGCCTCACGAATGTAGCCCCGCAACGTGGAGTATGCCTCTCTGTAGAGCGCGTGCGTTCTCTCCACAGAGCCGTGTTTCTCTGCATGCTTGTGAGCCATCTTGAATGCGTCAATGACACGCTGTTTGTGAATCATTCCTCACCTATCCACCAAGATGGCCGTACCAAGCCCGGCCGTTATACAGACGATCAACACCGCACCGCTGTGCGTGCTACCGTACGCCAGCAACCCTCCCATAATGGCTGTGAAGATAGTGGCCGCTGATACCTGCTTTCTGACTCTCCGTGTCATCGGTCCCTCCGATGTGACTTCATTGTCATCTATATAGTATCATAGATGCTCTTGATAGTCAAGAAATAACTATGTTTGTAAGGTTCTCCACCGCACCACAGAAAACTGGGTTTGTAAGGAAGCTTAGGCCGAAGCCCAATTCCTGCCTAACTGGTGCTGGGCCGCCACTGTAGCCGAGACCCAACCAAGGCGAGGTACGATAACGGGATGAGAACGGGAAACTGTTGTCCACTACATAATCTAGGCCGTGCCGAGGCTCGGCTGACGCTTAACCGTGTTTGTAAGGGAGTGCCTAGACTTGATACTTAACCGTGTTTGTAAGGAATGACTGGACTGGATGCTTATTTGTGTTTGTAAGGGAGTGCACATAAGAAGGCTCAGCATTGACTGATAACTGAGGGCTCCTACCTCCATCTACTTGAAACCTGAAAATCTCAGTTTGGACCTAGAAGACACCACTTTTTGGAAACCTCAGTTTGGACCTATCTTGCACCTGAAGAGAGCGTGGTGGACGAACCGCACCTGAAGAGGTCTAGGGCAGTGTCTATCCCCTATAGGCGTCTATACCCTCCTATCCTACGATATCCTCCTTAGTAGAGAGGCACTCATCCCTCGTGCCGCGTTTTTGGCGACGTGAGTAGGTGTGTAATAACAAGGGGTTAGACCGATCAGCAGCCTCCCTGTGCCGCCTTTTCTGGGCGTTTTCTAAGGAGACTCTATACCTCTATTGGGGTAGGGACCAACCCTCCAGTGCCGCGTTTTTTGGGGTAGCAGAGCCCGTTCCTGTGTAGAGGAGCACCTGGCTGACTAACTATTTCCGTGTTTCCAAGGAAGGCAGCGATAGACTATTTCTGTGTTTCCAAGGAACCCGCTACCCCACCGCAATACCGACAAGTGCCATCATCGAACACGTCTTCCTCGATGATTGGCGCTCCGCATTCCTGGCACTCAGCCATTGGTATGTCAGGCAGGCTGTGGCAAAACGCCTCAAATTCCCTCTGCCGCTTTTCGTCACGCATCCTCTGGCTCTCCTCCACAGCTTAGAGTTAATCCACCACACCACTTTTCTCCTGTGCCGCGTTTTCTGCCTGGAATGCCGCGCCTGTGTTGACTAGATACTTTATAACCAGCCGCCTCTGCCCAGCCCTGCTCTGCTCTGCTCTGCTTGAACCCCATCACGACCGCCAAACCGGGCAGCCCGCCACGGGGCGCAGGTAGCCGGTGCCCTCTTTGTCGCGGCTCAACGTCGCGGGCAGTCCGTCGCCTTTCCATCCGCTGGTCAACACCACCGCGCAGCAATCCTTAGTTCCGCACATGCCAGTCACGCGCAGGAACGGGCACGCCCGCCCAGTGGATAAGTCCACCGCGCACGCCGGCCGCCCATCTGGGCTGCGGTAGGCGTCCACCTGAATGGTCCGTCGCTCAGTCGTTCCGGGCATCACCGCCTCCCCGCCAGCCCCGCCGCGCACTCAGCAAGCGCCTTGGCGTCACGCAGGCGGCGGCAACGGCCGGATGACGACAACGTATGCGCCAGTGTCCACACCCACCAACGCGATCCTCTCCTCTCGATCTCCAGTGGCTGGCCACAGAACCCATGCCAGTCTCCTGCGCTATCGCGCTCCCACTTCACCGGGGCGGGGGCGGTCATGGCTTCCCCCTCGCGTCGTCGGCGGCCCAGCGGGCGCGGATGCGTTTGATGATGGCCTCCACCGCATGGAATGCCTCTTTGCTCATGGAGGCGCGAACCTCCAAGTCGGCGTCGTTGACGCAACTTTCCATCTGCTCTCTCTTGGCCGCGCGAATGGCCGCATGGGCGTCTGAGTAGAGGACGTAGGCGCCGTCGCTCAGGGGCAGCATGTCGCCGTCAGGTGCCGGGCTGTACCGCTTCATTCCTCCCCTCCTTCCGCCGATTCCCGCGTCGGCGAGTACCAGTCCACGCTTCCCTCGCGCTTGGCCCAGTCGGGCGGCTCCATGCGGTAGGCCGGCTCGCAGTCCATGCAATAACTCCCGCACGGCGCGAGGTTATCCACTCCGCAGCCGCAATCCTCGTAGCACAATCCATCGTAGCCGTGGTCACGAAGCCATGTGGTCAGGATAGCTCGGACGGCCATTCAGTTCTCCATCAGCTTGCGCACGTCGGTGGCGAGACTATTGACGTGCGCGATAAATTCCGACACAGGCACTGCCGATTCAACGGCGTCCAGCAGGCCCTCCCCGATAGCCTCCCAGGCGTCCAGGCGGGCCAGCAGTACGCGGGTCGTGACTGCCTTCCGCGTCAGCGGTCGCGGCTCAGGCCTCCCAGACTCCAACTCGGCCATATACGCCTCCACCCTGGCGTCGGCCGCCGGGTCCACGGGGATGATGGGCACGCGGATCTCGTCAAAGCGGGTCATGCTGGCCTCCCGTGGCGGCGCGGGCGGCCTGTAGCCGGGCGTTCTCGGCGGTCAGGCGGGAGACCTCGGCCAGCAATCCATCCCGTGGGGTGCGCATCAGCGCGTCCGTGGTGGACGCCTGCGCGTACATCTGCCGTATCTCTGCCAGTCTCTCAGGCGTCATACTCCCTCCTTCTCCGCGTCCAGGGCGCGGGCGTCGGACAGGATACGGAACGCCTGCTTCAACGCGCGCAGGTCGCTGACGGTGCGGGCTAGGCGACGCCCGTTCTCGCCGCAGATGAAGTCTTCCGCCGCCTTGGCAACGACCTTCTTTGCAAATTCAGGCAATAGCCTATCCACAGCAGCAGTCAGCATCGTATCCCACTCGACCTTGGGCAGTGCTGCCCTCACCGCGTCCTGGGCGTTCTGATTCACGCGCCACTCGGCCAAGGCATTCGATATCGCCGAGTTCAGCGCGGCACTGGCTCCGTTCACCATGGCCTTTCGCACCAACTCGGGATCAATCCGAATGGTTGCCTCTACGATGTAATCCGGTCTGGCGTGCTCGACGGCAAGAGCCTCACGCCCTTTGCTCGTGACGACGAGCCGGTCCCTGTTCTGCGTGTCGGGCACGATCTCGACCAGTCCATCCCCGATAGCTTCCATGATCAGGCCGTCGCTTTCGGCGACCATCTCCAGCAACTTCTTCCGCTTGGCGTTCATCACTCCCCCTCCTTCGTGTCGCACCACTCGGCGCGCACCGTGGCGCCGTCGTCGAACAGGATTCGGACGCGCCCCGCTCTTGCCAGGAGGCGCAGGGCGTCGGCCTGCAACGAGTAGACCGTTGACGTAACGCCATCGCACGGTGGGCACCATCCCTGAGAGAATTGCGCCAGCGCCTCGACCAACTCCGCCCGGTCAGCGTCGGCGGCGGCCAGCTTGGCCTGCATGTCGTGCAGCCCCTCGATCATCATGTTCGCTCCCTGGCTCTTGGCTTCCATGTCGCGTCTCAGCGCGTCCCGGTCGGCCCGCAACTGCGCCACGGCCTGAAGCGTCGGGGTCCAGTGGGAACCTCTACGGTCATAGGCATCAATCTTCGGGTCGCCGTCCGCCTCGCTTGCAATCATGAGCAATTGCGCACCGGAGAGGTTAGCGCATGCAGTGGCAATACCGAGGTCCGCCTTGAGCGCGGCCATCTCGGCAAGGGCCGCGTCGCGGGCGTCGATGGAGTCCTGCCAATGCGTCCAATGCTCGTCGGCGAGCTGATGCCAAGATTTGCTCTGCGCCTCCGCCCTCTCCGCGTGGGCGAACGCCGCCCGATACGCTTTCTGCTGTTCCAGGCCCGCCACCCGGTACTCGTCCCGCTCGTGCTCCAGCCCTTCAGCGCGGGCCGTCATCGCCGCCAGCGCGGCGCGAGCCTCTTGACAGTCGCGCGCCATCTCACAGATCGTCGTCTGGTCGTAGGTGTGAAACTCCTTCTGGAGTCCACACACCGGGCATCGGTCGCTCATCTACTCCCCCTTGAGAAATGCTTCGGCATCTGCGAGTCCGGCACAGTAGACGCAACGTGGGTCGCGCGTATCCGGTGCGTCTCCCGCCTCTGCGTGTCCGTGGCAATGCATCTGCGCCATCGGCAGAACAGCCGCCAGGTGCCGCTTTGCCTTCTCCAACGCGGAGCGGCACTCCGTCAGCACGCGCTCGGCGTGGGAACAACCGGAGCGTACCTTCTCCCAGCCCTCGGGGGCGTGCTCCACGATACTGGGCAACCATTCCTGGTAGCCGCACTCGTACAGGTCATAGGCTGGGCCTTTGCCTGTCATGCTTCCGGCGCTTGTCAATGTAGCCCCGCACACCGGGCATACGCTTCGCTCGTCCATCTCTTAATCCGTTCCTCCATTCTCACAATAGGAGTATATCAGGAAACGGTGTGTTTGTCAAGAAGTTTCTCCCTAACCGCCCACCAGTTAACGTAAGGCCGCCCTTCGTCAGGATGTACTAGGGGGCAGCCAAAAGCTGCATCGTCTATGTACACATGCGCGAAGACTTTGGGAGAAGAGGTCCACGACTTTTGCATCGGATTCCGATTCCGGTCCCACAAGTCTATCCCGCGATCCTGAAACCACAGGACCGCTTCAGTCAATCTTTCCCCGGAACGCATGGTCCAGAGAATTAACTTATGCCCTGCTGAAACTAGATCCCTGAGAGTGTCTACAACACCAGGAACCTCAGCACCGATGGCGGGATACCTGTGTTCTACACAGGTTCCGTCAAAATCAACAGCGATGATCATATGCTTGTCTCCCTCTGCCGCTTTTCCTGGAGATACTTCACCCAAGCTTGCCTATACCGCTTATCTGGCGTGCTGTCGAAGTTGACGCAATAAGAGCAAACACCGACTGCACGCATCATCTCGGCGTCTGCTGGGTAGAGCCTAGAGCCACATTTAGGGCAGTACATGCTTATTCACCGTATTCCACATTGTCTTCCGGCCCGTCAGGCGCGATGATCCACACCTCCTGCTTAAACTCATAGCACTTCCTTAGCTCAAACGGCCGTTCCACAAGAACAGGCAGCTCATCTATGTACCTGATAGCACAAGTACGGCCGGGATGAAGCTCCATCCAACGAAGAATCTTCTTTTCCAACTCTGTTGAGAGCTTCTCGGAACCGAAACTTACCAGCCTGTCCAAAGAAGCAGCACCAAACTCGAAAATCAGCAACTCCTTCTCTGTGCCAACGTAACGCAGTGTGCTCATTCTCCCATCCCCTGTAGCCGCTTTTCGTAGCACGGGCGGCAAAATTGCCCAACGAATTCCCCTTGAGTGCGCGTGTTTGGGCAACCGGGTTGGGCGCAGCTGATCTCTCGATCTATCTTCTCTACCCAAGCCACAGCGACAGCAGCTACCTGAAGAAGCTCAGCACGAAGCTTTTCCTTGTCTCCCTCAGCCGCCGCTTCCCAGAACTCCTCCTTGAGTATGTGGAAATACGTGCCTTCACCATCCTCGAAAGCGAATACACAATCCTGCTGTGCCCTTATTGCCGCAGGCCGGTAGTGCTCTCCGGTGCCATCAGGATGGTTCTGCTCACCCCACTTCTCGTCCTGCCGCCGCCTTTCCTGGTAAACCTCAAGGAGTACACTATTAGTCGTCATAGTAGTCACGCTCCGACAAAGGTTGTGGTGGCAAGGACTTCCCAGGATGGGTGGCGAGCCATTCTCGCTCGGCCCTACGTAACTTCTGCCTAGCAAACCATAAGTTGTTATGTTTTCGAGCAGCCAACTGCACTATGGCCGCCTCTTTCGTGGCGGCAACTTTTCTGGTGGCGAATGACACCCACCGCTCCACGCTAAAGAAATACCTGGCCTTGTACCAGAATCCCTGCGCAGTCAGCCGCGTTACTTCGTACTCTTCAAAAGCAAAGTCTCCTGGGAGAATACTCGGTGACTTCGCCACATAAGCTCGATAAAGAACCTGGCCAACTTGAACTCGGTCACTTCTCATGCTTGTGCCTCATTGCTCGTATGAATGCGCCAGAATCAACCATGCTCTTTAGCTGCCGTTTGTGCTGCCAGTAAGCAATGGCCCACCCTAAAATGGCGCCAAAGACTAGCCCACCCAACGAAACTAAGATTTCACTCACGAGTAACCTCGAAATCCCCCAGCCACAGGTCTATCTCTCGCAAGGTCTCTACAACGAGAGCGTAAACCATTGCGTCAT